GGAGTTTTAGATTATTACCATATGCTAAGAAATTTGCTGCAGTGAAAAATGATGTATAGGTAGCATCAGTGGGTCCGCCAAAATATTTAACTAAATTATTTTCCGAATCGACAGTGGTAACTTCTCCAACGGGTCCCCATTGGAAGGCGCCAGCGAATGCGCCGGCAGAAGTAGCAACAGAAGGGACTATTGCAGTTAAATCCTTTTCTTGTACTAATACGCCAGGTGAAAGCTGAAATGCCATCTTATTCTCCTTAAAGATTTACATAGTTTAATAACTATTTTGATTACTATTTATTTATAAGTATAAGTTTTTAGACATTTTCCATCCATCTAGTTTTAAGTTTTTCCATTTCTTTTTCTGGATCTGAAGAAAACCAAAGATCATCGCCCATAACTACAGGCTCCTCTTTCTGAGGAAGCCCATCATTAACAATACCAAACGGGGTTAGATTCTCCTCAATCTGTTTAAACTGTTCTTCATACAGTGCTTTACGCAAATTGGAATCTGTTAAATCTTTGAAGAATGGTTCGTTCGTTGCCCATGAGAATAGAACTAAACACATTACCAAATCGTCATGGTATCCTTCGTCTGCTTTGTGGGTTCCCCGAACTTCAATAAATGTGGATATTTCTTCAATTATTTCAGGATCGTGTATTAATAATTTTGTGCCTTCGACCAAACTCTTAAATGTCGTTGTTCCCAGGCGTTTTACTTGTTTAGTAGTTCTTACACCCAGTGTTGCTCCTGGCGTAAATCCGCCAGATAGATATTGTCCAGTTTTACTGCTACTTCCCACGAAGAACACATTTTCGTATTCTAAGTCCATGTACAATGAATCTGCTACTTGTTGCCCGTTATCGTTGATCTCTACCAAACAGTATGCCTTGTGGTAATCTTTAGCAACTTTGTAAATAATGTTGGGAAATAACAACGGGCTTATTCTGTTACTTCTATACTTAGCTACTACCGTATATGGGTATGCGGTTATATCTAATACCGTAAATGCTGAGTAATCTCCACCGACGCCACGAGAAGTATCAGCAACTAGCATATATACGTGATCTTCTTGCGGCTCCTCTAGTATATCCAATCCGTCTTTCGTATAAACAAACTGCTTTGTGGACATTGCTGCAATAGTATCTGGATTGATAAGAGTATTAGATGAACCTAAGAATCTGCATAAAACTTCTTGGTTGAACTTGAGTTCGCCAAGCATAGATTTTTGTTCTGCTGCCCACTTCTCATCCCTGCCAGGAATTCTGTTATAAGGAATAAACAATGGAACAAATCCATTTAGGCCCTGTTCTGCTTCGTTCCAGAACTTCCAGAAATGATTGTATCCTAACGGAGTAGATGTTAGAAGAATCTTTGTTGTTTGTCCCGCTGAAATTGTCGGATAAACAGAAGTAAAGAAGTCCTCTGCAACATTATTTGGAATAATTGCTGCTTCGTCAATATACAACCAGTTTACAGATTTGCCTCGAATACCAGATGAGCTTGTTGCCGCAGTAAATACTTTGGATCCATTCTCAAGTTCAATATCACCCTTGTTGAATGTTTTGACACCTTGCTGCATCCACATAGGAAGCATTTCATACATTAACTCGTATCGAGAAAGAACCTCGCGCGCAGCGGAAGATTTGTTGGCAAGAATAGCAACTGTTTTATTTTCTTGGAATAGTGTGTACCACAGAATACATGCTGCAGAAGTAATAGTCTTACCCTGTTGGCGACCTTCCATCAGAATAACTTTACGATTATTAAGTATAACATCTACTTTTTCTTTTTGGCATTCGTAAAGTTTAAAACTAATTAGACCTCTATCCAATGAAACAATTTTGCAATATGATTCTATGAAATAGATAGGATCTTGCATACACCGCATAAGTTCTTTAACTTGTTCAGAGGTATATTGCTGCACAGTCCCAATTGGTTTTAAATTGGGATTGCCGTTATATGATATTTGTTTATTGCTCAATTGTTTTGCCGTCGTCTTTTTTACCAAGCATTTTCATTAGCTCTGCTGTAGAACCAGCAAATACTACATTATTATTGGTTGTAATATTTCGAGGACCTTCGGGATCGCCTTGTTTTAGATCTTTGGCCTTCTTTTGCAAGTCCATAAGATCCTTTGCTACATCAGAAACTGTTTTAATTAGTTGACCTGCAACTTCATATGTTCTGGGATGTTCGGAATTCTTAGCAAGATCAATCATTTGATCTAATGTATCTTCACTTTTATGTATAAGATTTCTTAATGTGTTTCTTGCTAACTGATAATCATCTTCCTGATCCATTTGTCTAGATTCAGAATCGCTAACCGCAGGTAAAGTTGTAGGTAACTCTGTTTCATCAACAGGCGTTATATCAAAAATCTTATCAAGTTCAGGTATATTTTTCATTAAAAATCTTCAAATGTATCCGTAAATCCTATATCGTCTCCGGGGTTAGCCGATAACGGATCAGGGGTAACTGTAATAGTATTTATTTTCTGAGATAATGCGGGATCATTAAATGTATTAGTAACAACTTTCCTAATAATACCTTGTTTATTAACCGGCCCATAAAAGTTAAGTTTCATCGTAAAAGATAGTGTCCATATAATTGTTCGTCTATCGTCAAAATCACCTTCATAATTATCCTCAAATGAGACAGACTCTAATAAGATAGGAAGATCATTTTTAATATTTAATTGCGGTATAGATTTAATTGTTAAATTGTAGTCAGGATTAAAGTATGGCAAAATTTGCTCAATAATCTGTAACCCGTCATCTTGATTCTTTACATACACATATAACTGCACGTTTATATTATACGGAGTAGGTGCATATTGTGCATTTAGTGTTGTACTTGTATTATTAACTGCTCTATTTTGTTGTAGCGGACTAATTTTACGATTAATATCATAGTTTAGAGCGGACATCTCAAATGCCATTCTCGGTACAATAATTTGGACGTTGCGGTCATCTACATTTGGGCGTTGCTGAATTCTCGCAAGAGCTTTAGCTTTACCTGAATATGATAAAGGAACTTTTAATATTTGAACAATATTTCCTGCGGCATCTCTACGTTCAATATTAATATTATTGAACATATTACCAAAAGCTATAATTGATTTTCGGATCGTTCCCCAGTAAAATCTTTGGTCTAACATTATTTAAATACCTCCCCAAAAGGATTTCTTTCGCTGAAATCTAGAATGTCTGTAATGTTAGTATCAAAATCTTCGTTTCGTGCGCCAGCATCATCGGCGTGTATTGTAGAATATGATTCAAGTACAATTGGAGACTCTGTATTAAATTCGAAAAGTAATTCATCGCCATTTTCCTGTAGTAATCCAAAGTTGCGAACATCTTCATTAATTACGTCAGGATAATCATCAATCTCAGGTATACCGGTTTCTATAACCTCACTTGAAAATTGCATCAATTCGCAGGTTAATCTAAAGACAAATAATTTACCAACCTGATAGAATGGTTTATCGCCCTCAACCTTACGTATTTCAAAATATGATTTTGTTAAAGGAAAGTAAAGTATGTCGCCTTCAGCAGGTCTTAACGCCAATACTGTGTTGCCTGTTGCGCCTGCAATCTCTAACCATCTTTTTCTTGAGACTACAAAATTCGCATTCTCGACCGTCTCTACACCAAATTTAGATAGAAACTCGCCCTGGCCTTCATATCCGGTATTGCTTTCCAAATACATCTCAATTGGATAAGCATACGGATAGTTGTTTAACGGATCTTCGCCCAAAATGCGATCTTCATTAAAGGATTTACGAGGTAGATAATAGAGCTCAAAACCATAAATCTTCAAGCACTCTATAATTATGTCCTCATAGAGGTTTTGTTCCGACGATCTCCCCATAGGGATACCGGATTGAAAATATGGATTAACGGTAGCCATTTTATATTTTGTTTTCTATTGACAATCTATTGACACGATGTTAGTATATGCTATGAGGCTCAGTGATAAGAAGCATTAATTATCCAACAAACATATCTACAGGCAATTCAAATCTAGACTGTATTTCAGTTTCAATTTGTCGAATTTCTTCAATTGATTCTTGGTATATAATCTCACCGTTTAGGGTTACTCCTCCAGGAAGTTGTACACCTGCAAACTTCTTCAAATTATTACCCCATTGTTTTTTAATTTGGGCAGTAGCATATCTTTTTAAGAACATATCATTATAAACATTCGTAAATTGATCTGGATCTAATATTCTCCAGCACTCTACAATAATATATGTTCCAGGTACGACATCTGCGCCCCAGTCCATATCAATCATCAACCTATTCATGTGTCTATTAAATCTTATAGGTTTTTGTCCTACAAGTATTTGGTTAATTAATTCTAATTGTTGGCGGACTGCAGTATAATATATTAAATCTGTTGACATTAAAGTATACAAATCATTAATTAGAATTTGATATTTAATATCGAATATGTCATTCCCCGTAGACTTATTCATAAACGGAATTACTCGCTCAACCCCAACAACTGCATCTGATAATTCAACATATTGTGCTGAAATATTATTAGCGGTTATCTCATGTTTTAGGTAAACTTTTTCTACAGCATCAAAGTGATACTCGCGGTAAAACTGAAAAGCATCATCTATACGATCTTCTACTTGATCAGTATCTACATTTATTTCAACCACGGGTGCGCCTAACGATCTTAAGCAATAATCTTTTAGCTCTTGTCTAGATGTTATAGAAGCCATTTGTTACCTTTTTAACTATTTATTAACCATTAAACGCCGCGCCCCAGTTACAATTTGCATCAAATGTTATTGATCCTGTTATAACTTTCGCTCTTAGAGTATCGCCTGCAGTTAATCTAGAAATTGTAGAAACCCCAAACAATTGCGCACCTGCGTTATTTGTGAGAACTTCCCACATACAAACGTTATCTCCGTTATTTCTAGAGATACCAATTCTAGCTGGTATATTTTGCGAACTAACTCTAACATTCAAGAACACATTGTATAAACCTGAGATTGGCGCAGTAAATATACCCGTTGAAGCATTATAACTAGATGTTTGATTGTAATCTAAAACAGAATGTATTCCAGCTAAAGTTGTTCCGCTTGATACAATTGCGGCACCATTAATACCATACACCCTAAATGCTGCGAGCGATGAAATCGTAATAGTACCAACAATAATATTGTTTGCTTGAATTAAATTAGCACCAATTACTGACCCGCCTATTCCAGTACCAACTATGACATTTCCTGCAGCAACGTTACCCCGATAAAACGGTAATAATACAG